GACCTGTTTTCAAAATCAAGAAGACGGAGAATTTCATCAAACTCCTCACGTATTAACTTCTTAATTTTTTCAGATACTTTTAAATTTGATAATTCTACAGTGACTGGAACGTCATCAAAGTTACCACATATAGTCTCATTGACTACATCATCTACTGCACTATCACATTCTGGTTGCAAAACCATCTCTCTATAACGAGTGATGAGGTCATAATCATTACGTACAGTGCCATCAAGATCAATCGAATAGCCAAAGTATCCACCACCTGCAATAGGTTGTGAACCATCTAAACTATCCTTTTGAACAAAAGAAGGCCCCTTCGGAACCTTCTTTGCTCTCTCTAGTGAAAATCCAAAGAGCTGCGACATTATTAAAAACTTATTGTTCCTACCTTATTTAGGGAGTTTCCAAACTAGGCGTTTTTAACAATTGGAGTCCAGTACTGAGTCTGGAGTTCAACTGTAAACTCTTCAACCGCATCATTGTTACCGAAGTCTAAATCTATTGCTGCAATAGAACTTGGGAATACATTGTAGAACTTATAAGACTTAAGAATATTTGGATTATCATCAGTCTTAATATCACGTGATAACTGGTGTACTTCCATATCAGCGAAGTATCCAACTGCGTCATCTGTATCATTTAGTGCATTACCTGACTCAGTAGTCGAAGTATAGTTCTCGTTATATGCCTGTATTGCTGCTGCCCATGTTTCAAATGCTGTTCTTAATAAGAACTTACTATCATTCTGAATAGTAATTGTCCAAGGTTCAAAGGTTCTGTCTCCAGCAATCTTTAAAACTCGTCCTCTAAAAGGTACTTCGATAACACCAATTTGAGATGCTGGTAGGTTTGCTGCACGAATTGTGAAAGCACCTAGCTTTGCTAATTCTGATGATCCTTGTATAATCCCTGTTGGGAATGCCAAGTCAACTTGGAATAGATTAGGTCTTGCGAAATCCGATGTAACAGCCGCCTTAAAACTGTCAAGTGATCCTCTGCTTGCCATGATAGTAAAATTCCTTGGTGGTTATTAAATCCTGTCCTTTATATTTAGTATAATGAATATTTTTAGACATAAAAATAGCGGAGTTTCCTCCGCTATTTTGAATCCATCTCGAACTCAGTATTATTTATTGAGCAACTTCACTGAATGCAACACCAGTACGTGTAGCAACGAATGTTAGAGTAATGTAGTTGATTGTGCGTGTTGGCTTCACGAAGATTTCTGCGTAAAACTCACCACGATCTATAGCCTCAGCTGGGTTGTTATCTCCATCACACTTGATTAGGAAGTCGGTTACACCACGACGACCTTGAACATCACGCATGTAAGGTTCAACAATATTTAAGAACAGTGCTCTTTGTGCCTCATCGTTTTGCTCGAAGAGTTGTGACTTAGCAGCACCAGAGATAACTCTCTCGATTGTAAGGAATAAACGACGAACGTTTATTCTATCGAATGCGGAAGCATATGATAGAGCAGTCTTATCACCATATAGAACTACACCCTGTCCTGGGAAGGAAACTATTGGGTTAATTCTGTTAGCATAAAGTGTATCTCTTTGTGTCTTGTTAGGTGTAAATGCAAGTTTGATTGCATTTCTTAGAACACCACGTTGGAAACCAGCTGGTGAGAACCAAGGTTCTGCAGTCTCAGTTGTTTGTAAACATAAACCAGCAACGTCACCGTTACATGGAACGTAACGATAAAGATCGTTGTACTTATCATAGATGTACTTATAACCTGAATCAAATACAACGTAAGAAGAACTTGGTAATAGTTTGAAGAAAGCTTCAATGTTCTCTGTTTGTTGTTGTGAAGAACTTACACCAACAACATTTGCTCTACGTGGAGAAACAAATAATAGGCAGTCACGACGCTCTTCAACAATACTTGTTAGAGCAGTTACTTTAGCCTTAGCAGTTCCATCATCAACACCAGAAGGACCAGTAAGAATGTAATCAATGGTTTGTGACTCTGGGTCAGAGATTAATTGATATGCACTCTCAACATCTGTACTTGATACACTATACTCACCACTAGCAATAGAGTAGTTAGCACCATCAGTAAGTCTATAGTAGAATGTTGCGTTATTCTTAGAACCGATTGTGAAAGAACCACCTGGGAAATCAGTAGTACCAGCAGCAGAACGTAGTAGGTTAAACTGACGACCTACACCAGATAATCCCCAGTTACCATCTGAAGAAGTACCTGTTGCAGCAAACAATCCAGTCTCATGGTTACCCCAGAAGATATACTGTGAACGTTGCTTAATTACAGTCTTATAGTAGTTAGTCTCACCAACAGAAGTCTTAGCATCAGATGCTTTAGACATTCCAACGAAACGCTCAAGAACAGCACCAGCAGTTCCAGTTAATCCACCATCAACATCAACTACAACAACATGTAGTTCGTCACGGAATCCACCTTGACCAGCAATTGATTGTGAAGTTCCTGGACGTGGAGCAACATTAATCCACTTAACGCCAGGAAGATACTCACGCTCGTTATACTCAACACGAACTGAAGTAATAGTTACGTTAGTAGAGTTTGTATCAGCAACAACATCAGAAGCAGCAAAATCAATGCTGTCCTTATTGAGTGCTATGTATAGTTGACGCTCAATACCACCTGTTGAGATAACAGCAGTATTAGTACCAGCAGTAATTGCTTGACCATCAGCGAGGATACCAGTAACACCACCACTAGGAAGTCCTATTTCTAATTTTTGATTATTCGCATCCCATGCAAGAACATCAACTGATTCTTGAGAACCACCAATGTTAATTGTAGTAGTAGCACCAGGAGTAAATGAACCAACAATAGTATCAACTGTTAAAAGTATGCTGTACTTAAATACTTTACCAGAAGCACCTGAAGATGCAGAAAGTGCAGCATCAGCAACAAACTCATGCTCGTTACCTGAACCAGGAGCTGGTAGTACAGCAATCTGGTCAGCACCAGAGTCTGTTACAAATATACCGATTGAGTTACCTTTATGTCCTGGAGTTCTAGCTGCCCACTTCCAATTATTATTTGAATCTTCATATGATGCTTCGTAACCATCCTGATTTGCTATCAAAGGAGCAGTACCACCATCAACAGCATTTTTTAATGCAGTTGAGTTAACCCTAATTGCTTTTAAAATACCACCGTAAGATAAGAACTGTGAAGCAGTATACCAATACTCATAGTTAGAATCATTTGGTTTACCAAACTTCTCTACTAGATCTCTCTCGGATGTTACTGTGACCACTTCCTCAACAGGTCCGAGTTCAAACGGTGCAGCTATTACACCCAAGTTTGCTGTTGATAAGCTGGTAATAGTTGTCAGGTCTCTCTCCTGTACTACTACACCTGGCGATAATTGATTGGCTGCCATGTTTATAAACTCCTAATATCCCGTGGACGGTTAACTAAGATTATTTATATTTTTGAATACTCACCTGAAGTCTAGCATATGCTGCACATCACCATATTCCGCAAGTTCCCATCTCTCCCCTTGTGCATCTATTATATGGTCATCCTCTAAACCATCGCTAACAAATCCAAACGGAGCCATATCCTGTTCTATAGATTCTCTTTGGTCATCATATATTCTTTGTCTTACATCATTATCATGCATTTCTTTAAAGTATTCTTGCATGGCCATCCATGCAAACATAACCAAACACATTGCAAGATCATCATGACACCCATCTTCCGCTTGGAATGAATTACCCTTTTGGATAAAGGTTGTTAATTCCGCAATCGTATCATAATCTTGTATGATTAATTTATCATCTTCTATTAATGCTTTAAGATTAGAACATCCAACCTGCTTTACAGCAGTTGACATCTTAACTCCTAACTGAGTTTTCTTACCTGAGAACCCTTGCCCCAATTGTTGACCTGCTCTACCTCTCATAGCAGCCATTAATAAATTCTCATATTCTAAATCAAACTGAATAATGTCTGCTACCTGTCCACCAATATCATTTACTTCACAAAGTATATAAGCATTATTATAATTCTTAGCAACATCAACTATTATATTAGGTAGAACTATAGGTTTAATTTCATTGTTCTTATACCTTGCTACCATCTTATAGGGTAGAGTTGTTGTATCAATGACACAAAACGCAGAGTAATCCCCACCAATACCACGTGATACATCAACAGTAACAATATAATTATGATCTTCAATTGCCTGTTCATAAACTGCTAAACCTCTATTTTGTTTAATAGGATCTTCATAAGGCATAATCCTCAATTTACTTGCTGATATTAATGTATCAACAGAACCTAAGAATTCACATTCAAACTCAACCTTAAACTGTGCTTCTGAAGTGTTCTTAATAGTTTGTTCTTTCCATACCTCATCTCTACCAGGTACTTGAGACCAATGTACTTCGGTAGGGATATATTCATTTGCTTTACGTTCGGCATCATGCCATAACTTATAAAACATATTCATACCATGTGGTGTAGATATGATTATGACCTTCGTTTTCTTACCAGAAGATATAGTAGGATATACGGAACTAAAGAATTGCTCTGCGATATGGTTCGGGACAAAGGCGAACTCGTCGAGAAATATAATGTTAAACGACATACCTCTAACAGCACTTGCTGATGTAGAAGCAGCCAAAATTTTACTCCCATTTTCTAACTCCAGACTACCTTTGTTCCATCCCAGTATACCTTGTTGTAACCATTTGGGTAAGTTCTCATATGATAATTGTAACCTACCTAACATCTCACGAGCAGTTGCTGCTTTGTTAGCAAGAATTGCTACGTTAACATTATCATTAAACAGTACATACCATAGTAGGTATGCAGTAACAATAGTAGATTTACCAGACTGACGAGGAAGTTTTGCTATATTGAATCTATGATCATGGAAACTTTGTACCATTTTTTCCTGAAAATCATACATGGTAAAAGGTATGATACCTTCATCAAGAGATACAATTCTAATATACTCTCTTATAAAGTGTACTGGATCTTGAGCACACTTTAAAAATTCTGCAATCTCTTTCTTAGAAAACTCCTGTTCTACATTTGCTTTCTTAAGATTGGGATTACCTAGATAAATCTCTTGTTGTTTACTCATGCGTTTTCATATTCCTCTGTTGGTACATGCCAGTCAGCGTATAAACGTCTGCCTGTCATACCCTTTGAATCTATGTAGACTTGATCAAGACTCGACCAGTGACCCAAACGTTCTCCTAATCTCACGTAAGACCTCAAAATCTTTCTGTTTAGTTCCACCATCATACGCCCAAGCATAACCTTCCTCAATCATTTGTT